CGCTGTTCGGCGGCGCGTCGGACATCCGGCACGACGAATACGCAATGCAGGTTTCGGCGGAGCAGCTGCGGAAGAAGGAGCTTGCGCCGGACGGCAGGTTCCGCTACGAGTGGGTCGGCGGCGAAACGCACCGCCACGACTACGGCGACGCGCAGACGATGTGCCTTGCCGTGGCCGGAAACAAGGGCTTGACGCAGGGCGTCGAATACGTAGGCAAGCGCGGGAAGACCGCGAAGATCGTATTTCTGTGAAAGGAGAAAAAACACATGGCGAAGAACCGCAACAGGAACAGAAACAGGAACAGATCACCTCGCACAAAGTGCGACGTGGAAACGGCTAACAAGTCCATTCAGCCGGACGCATACGACAAGCGCGTGTGCGTACCCGCGCCCATGCCCGTGCAGTGCCCGCGCTGCCGTTCGAGCAGAACCACGGCGGCGAACGGCGTTCACTACAACCTGCACTTCGGGTGCCGCTACGAACACCGCGTCTGCGGCGCGTGTGGGTACACCTTCACGGCCAGCCGCCGCATGACTGAAGAGGAACTTGCCCGACATTCGGTAAAAAACGGCTGATTGTTCCGTCATTCGGGAACAATTTGCTTGACAGGTCTTGCGGTGTGCTATAATACAGCCGCTATGAGCGCACTGGTGACACCATTCAAGGCCAGCTACTACGCGGGCGAGACGGCGAAGATCGCCGTGGAAGCGACGGGCGCGACCGCCGTTGACGTTGTTTACGCCAACAGCAAGGTTGCGCTTGCCGAAGACGGCGGCGTTTGGTCTGCCGCGATTCCGACCGACGATCTGGTTGGCCGGGTGAACTTCACCGTGTTTGCCACGGACGCCGACGGAAACACGGAGGCGGTTGCGCATGGCGCGTTCACCGTCCGCTGCGCTGGCAGAAGCCCGCTGCGCGACGTGGTGGAAGCAATCGACAAGGCCGTGCGCACTTGGGGCACGAACCCGAACCGCAGCCTTACGGTCGGGGAGATCAGCATCACGTACAAGTCGCTTGACGAACTGCTGGCGGTTCGGGCGCAATACGTGCAGCGGGCGGAGGAACAGGAACGCGGCGCGGCTTTGACGGGCGGTCTGCGTGTAGTGGAGGTGTGTTTCTAATGTGGCCCTTTTCCAGAAAGCCGAAAGGCGATGCGGTGGCGCGTAATAACGCGCCGATGCTGTGCCGTTCCTTTGCCGCCGTCGAGGTTTCGGAAATCCTCGGCCAATGGCGGTGGGACGGCGGCTTCAGCAATCAGGAGATTGCAGCCGCACTTGCGTCGATGCGGGCGCGTTCCCGCGAAATGCACAAGAACAACGGCGACTTCAAGAAGTTCATGTCGCTGTTCAAGGCAAACGTTGTGGGCGCGGACGGCTTCTACCTGAAGAGCGACGCGGTGCGTTCCATCGAGGAACCCGCGCTTGACAAGGACGCGGCGTATTTCGTCGAGTACCACTTCAAGCGGTGGGCGGCGAACAAGGAGCTTGCGGACGTGACGGGCGTTAAGTCGTTCCCTGCGATATGCCGCCTTGCCGCCCTTCATTGGGCGCGTGACGGCGAGGCGTTCATCTGGCTGAACACCCATGCGCAGAACCGCTACGGCCTGTCGCTTCGGATAATCCGCCCGGACGCCTGCCCGGAGTGGCTGAACCGCACTACCGACGAAGGCAACTGGATTCGCAACGGCGTGGAAGTAGAGCCAACCACCTACAAGCCCGTCGCGTACTGGTTCGACGGGCGCGAAGAGGACAACACTTCGCCCGTGATGTTCCGGGGGCAGATGCACCATGTCATGCGCATACCGGCTTCGGAGATCGTGCATGTGTTCATGCAGTGCGACGAATGCCAGACACGGGGCATTCCGCTTGCACACGCCGCGCTGAAGGACGGCAAGATGCTTGACGAGTTCAACCAGTCGGAGCTTGTGGCGGCGCGTGACGAGGCCAACTGGCTTGGCGTGTTCCACGCGCCAGCGGGACGCGAGGGCGAGATCAAGCAGCTTGACGAAGACGCGGAAGAGCAGGGGAAGCTTCGCCGCCATTCGCGCAAGGGGCACGACGTGGTGCTTCCCGAAGGCTGGGACTACGACCCGAAGGTGCCGAACCACCCGAACCGCGAGATCACGCCCTTCAAGGCTTCGATCAAGCGCGACCTTGCGAACGCGCTTGACGTGGAATACGCGAACTTCGCAAACGACTGGTCGGGCGTTTCTTATTCATCGGTACGCGCCGGGACGCTTGCGGAGCGCGACCAGTGGCTGATGCTTCAGGCGGACTTCATCGACCAGTGCTGCACACCCGTGTTCAAGGCTTGGCTTGCGTCGTTTCTGCGGCTTGCCATTTCGGGCAAGTACGGCGTTGCGGACTACGAGCGGCTTGCGGAGCATACGTTCCGTGGCCGTCGCTGGGGATGGGTTGACCCGCTGAAGGACGTGAACGCCGCAGCCGTCGCCGTGGCGCACGGCTGGAAGACCGACGCGCAGGTGGCGGCGGACTACGGGTGCGACATCGACGACAATCTGGAAGAGGCGGCGAGGGTGGCGGAGCTGCGCAAGCAGTACGGCCTGCCGGAGCCGCAGCTTATGAACACGCCGACGAAGAACGGCGGAAAAGACGAAGGAGGCAAAGAAAATGTCGAAGCCGAAAAAGCAGATTGAGAAGCCGACGGAGCGGAACAAGCACGACATGTGCTTCCGCGAGGCGGACGTGGAGATCGTGACGCGGGGAGAAGGCGAAGGCGCGGTCAAGACCGTGCGCCTTTCCGTCTCTTCGGAGGCCCCGTACTACCGCAAGTGGATGTGGGACGAGCGCACGAAAGACTGGGTGCATGGCTATGAAGTCCTCGGCCACAAGGACGGCGAGATCGACTTCACGCGGATGAAGGACGGGCTTGTGATTCAGGACACGCACTACGGCGACCAGATCGGCCTGATGCGCAATCCCGAAGTGAAGGACGGCAAGCTGTGCGGCGAGGTGGAGTTCTGCTGCGGGGAACGCGCACAGGAGATCATGCGCGACGCGCTGGCGGGGCTTCGCCGCAACATGTCCGTCGGCTACCGCGTGAAGGAATACAAGATGGACGGCGAAGCCGAGGACGGCGAACCGATCTACCGTGCGGTCAAGTGGATGCCGCACGAAGCAAGCTTTGTCAACTGCCCTGCCGACGCAACTGTAGGCGTCGGGCGTTCAGATGCAGAGGACGAAAACAAACCAGCGGCGGCAACACCCGCCGTCGTGACAAACAAGGAGACAAAAACAATGAACCCTGAACAGGTCGTTGAGTGCTTCCGTCTCGCCAAGGCGGGGAACGTGGAGCATGCCGAAGTGGACACCCTCATCAAGAGCGGCAAGTCCTTCGATGAAATCCGCGCCGAGCTGGAAGGCAAGGTCGAGAAGTACCAGAACGAGCTGCGCGAGAAGGCGGAGAAGGCCGCTGCCGCGAAGCCCGCCATGCCCGCGCCGGGCGAAACCCGCGCCGTCGTGGACGAGAAGACGCAGAAGGAGATCAAGCGCAACTATTCGCTTGCCAACGTGATGCGCGCCCTTGCTGGCGACAGCACGGTTGACATCGGCTACGAGCGCGAGATTTCCAAGGAGATCGAGGGCAAGACCGGGCGCAAGGCGCAGGGCCTCATCGTCCCCGACTTCATCCGTGCGGCGAATCCGAGCGGCGTCCAGACCTTCGGCACCCCGGACTTCTCTTCGACGGAGGGAACGCTTGGCAACAACGTCGCCGGAAGCGGCCACAACGTGATTGCCACGAACCTTCTTGCCGGAAGCTTCATCGAGGCCCTGCGCGACGCGCTGGTGCTTACGGGCGCGGGAATGCAGACCATTTCCGGCCTTGTCGGTGACATTGCCATTCCGAAGGGCGGCAAGGTGACTGCTGCGTGGATTACGCAGGAGAACGGCGACGCGACGAAGACCACCCCGACCCTCGGGCAGATTTCCGCGACGCCCCACACCGTCGGCGCGTATGTTGACATCACCCGCAAGCTTCTCCTTCAGTCGTCCATCGACGTGCAGGGCTTCGTCACCCGCGAGCTTGTGTACGCGATTGCCTACGCGCTGGAGGCGGCGGGCTTCAACGGCAGCGGTTCTTCCGGCCAGCCCACGGGCCTTGTCTCGCAGATCACGCAGACCGTCAGCTTCACGGCTGGTGCGCCTACGCTTGCGAAGCTGCTTGAAATGGTGGCGACCATCGACGAGGCCAACGGCAACCTCGGC